AAAGATCAAGTTTGTCCCAGCCATATAATTCATTGATTTGCATCATGTATTTTCTAAATGTTGCATCGTGCTTATCATAATGTGTTTTGCCTTCTAAGTAAAGCTTCATGTGAACTAGCTCATGAGCAGTTGTTTTTAACATATTCTCTATGGTAGATTGGCGTGTATTAGATAATCTAATCACCATCGGTTCTACATCAAACTCACCCATGAATTCGTAGTCATCCATAATCTCAAATAAAACTTTCGATGCTGGAGGTAGGTTCCATGTATTAAATGGAGCGATAGATCTAAGATAGATGTATGTGGCCTTAAGGTATTCTTCTAATATAAGTGTTTTCATAGTCCGTTGTTTGCCTCAACAAGTCTTTTACTGTCATATCTTTTTATGGCTATATGTTTCTCGGCCTTATCATCACATCTATATAAAGGTGTAAGTGTTATGTTATGAAGTTTTGATTTGATTTCGTTTTGAAAGGAGATTTCAGAGGGTTTAAATGGACAGATAAACCTACTGACAAGTTTATTTTCATGATCAAACTCTTCGTAGATCCATGCATATGGTTCTTTTTTAATCATCTAAACCCTCCAATCCTTTAACTGCCCATCTATTGACGAATGAACATGAGGCTCTAAACGCAACAGCTATGATTGCCAGAGGCACAAATGCTATACCTAATATTCCAATGATTGTTTTCATTTAACCTCCAAGTGTTGTTTTTCAAATAACCAACCTATTGTTTTACGATGTGCATCTTCCCACATCTCGACTCTTTCTTCTCTGGTCATCTTACTACCTTGATCCAGATTAGCATGACATTTATAACACATTGCGCTAATTCTGTAATCATGAGATTTCATAGCAATTGATTTGCCATCTCTTGATTGATTAGAGTGAGCTGCAACAACAGTACCATCTTCAATACCACATACTTGGCATGGAGATTCTCTTACTATCTCTAGTAGCTTTTTATTCCTATACAATGCCATGAGCTTCTTCTATAAACCTAGCAAACTGAATAAGATCATCTGGCTCATCAACATTCCAGCTATGTTCTTTAAGAATAGCTATAATTTTTTCTTTAGGCAGAGGCTTGACAACCTTTGGAAGTTTATCCATGTCTTCAGATGTTAGCTTTTGTTCCATCCATTGTCTATAGTTTTCCATCTTCAACCTCTTGAATACCTTCTAATTTTTGAATATGTGCAAGCATATCACGAATATCCTGCGTCATGAGATTCATTACACGATGTTGTTCTGTAATCTTTGCATGGAGTTCAATGAGTAAATCACCCATTCTTTTTCCCATGTCTTTATCTTTTTTGTATAGCTCTTCAGCTAGTTTGACTAGTTCGTCTAACATAAAACTCCTTTTTTGGGATAACCATTTTACTTAAACATACGCCACATTTAAAACGTTTAATATGTTTGTTGGCAGTTGTAACCACTTTACCAGCATCAGCTGGCCTGAATTGTAAACATGATGAGCAATATTTCTTATCGCTCACTTCTTAGCTCTTCTTTTGATTGCAGGAAGACCTACGTTAGATTCTTCCTCCATCATAGCCTTAGCCATAGCTTTAGAGTCGCCTGGAATTTTATGTATAGGTGCGCCACGAATGAGATAACCCATCATGGCTAGACCTGCGTACAGTGATTCCATATATTCTTTTTCATTGTCTGTCATTTACTTATCTCCAATGTTTTAATATCAGAAATAAGATTGTCAGCAATCAATATGCCATGAACTGATATCGTGATGGCGCTTTCATTGCTATTAATAATACCAATAATATCTTTTAGTGCCATGTTATATCCGCTATTGTATGCAGTATTGCCATCAATAATCATTTGAATAGCATTACGGATAAGCTCCGATGCTTTCCTATCTTTAGCAAGCGTTTTAAGTTTCTTATGTAGCTCGCTTGGAAGATAAACTGAATACGGTATTAGTTTACCTGTTTCCATGAAGTGTAATCCTTATATAATTTATCAAGCTTTATTTGTGCTTGCACGTTTGTTTTAAGGTAAGATAAAGATTCTATATCTAAATGAAATCTCATCCATTGTTTTGCAGTTTCATAATCCTTTGTGGATATCTCACCTAATGAAAATAGGTATTCCCAAAACTTTGGATCACGTCCTAACATACCAGAAATGCGTATGGATCTATCGGCAGCAAACTCTTCTTGCCTATCAATTGGAGCTTCATTAGTATCCAATCTAACCATAACAACCTGATATCTAGCACCGACAAAATCCCTGAGTAATGTTTCAGGGATGTCGTCAGGATGCATAGAAAGCGTTAAAACATATCCAGTTTTATCTTGTTTAAGGGCGACCTTAATACCTTCAAACTGAATAGTTTCCATTAAGCCTCCCAGGGATTCTTACCAGCTGCTTGCTTTGGCGGTAATGGTTCTGATACAGCCAAGCCTAAAAAGCCTTCGCCTGTAGAGTTGTTTTGCTTATTCCACGCAGATACACGTAGGTTAATTAAAGCACTATCTTTATTCTTAGATAATAGGTCAATAAGCAAGTTACGATCTACATGGATATTGCCTGTAAGATCAGGTTGATTATCTTTCTCTTTATATCTATTTTTACCTAATGTACCACTATTTGGTCTTTGTTCAGCCATGATTACTTCCCTTCTATTTTGTTTTTAGTTAATGTAAATTGTTCCATCGTTTTGCCAAAGGTCTCAGGATCTACCTCTTTTAACTTATCAAATAAAACCTTGTTCTTTTTGAATATGTTCATCACATCTTCTGTTTTTGTACACATTCCTAAAAACATGGTTGTACTATCCTGAATAAGATTCAGCCAAGCGATTGCATCTGATTCCATATACTCAGGTGCATCTATTTGCCACTCACCACCTTTACCTACAATGCGTGGGCTTTCAACTGTAGGTTCAGCTTTTTTTGAGTCATCTTTTCCTGTAGTAGCGTCAAGAGCGTCATGTTCAACAATCTCCATCGCTGCCACCCAAAGATAGCGTCTCAAATAAGTCTGCACTGCCCCAAGGTTCTGAATTGCATGACAGCCTTTTAACTCAGCCGTAGACATAGGTGAACTAAAGATCACAAAGTTTGGTTGTGTTGCCTCAGTAGCATCTACATCTACGATGGTTAATGTTGCCAATTCTGTACCAAATGATACAGTCCCACATAAGCCTACTTCTGCAAAGATGTTTTGAATCGTTGGTAAGAAGTCTGCTAATTCGAAATACTCATACCCAGCAAATTTATTTCTGCCAGATTTCTTAAGCGAAGCTGATTGTAGCTTCAGCCTAGCTTGTTGTAGCTTTTTGTACACGTTCATTTTCTTCCTCTGTTTCTATAAGTTTGTCTAAATAATGCCTAGCTTTATATAAATCTTGTAGGCCCCCTTTCTTACGCCACCTTGATACATACTTGATTATGTTGCCTTCAAGGTAGTTTAAGCCATTGCTAATAATGAAATCCCATGCTTGTATTAGCATACCTTTGTAATGATTGCCACCTACTTGCTTGTTATTTACATCACTCATACTTGTGTCTCCAAGTAATCTTTATATTGTTTACACCATCTATTAACTAAACAATAATCTTTACATCTAGTTCTATCGCCCTTACGTACTTGTATTTCATAGCCACCACCTAACTCTTGTAATGCGGCATCAGCTAATTCTTGTGTTTCATGTAAGGACTTAGCACGAGTATTACCTTGTTTAATTACTGCATATACGGCTGGCTTTTCCCACATCTCTTGTGTCGTGCAACTGATGCTATTGCTAAAGACAAAGCTTTTGATGAATTAGAAACTGCTTTATTCCAAAGCAATATGTGTNCTAATGGAAATTGCGAGGCATAAATGAAGATTACTAATGAATATGAATTCCCACAACCTTTTGTAAATATAGCTAAGAATCCTAGCTACTCAAAAGGTAAGGCTCATATCTCAGCTACTAGTCTACTTAATAGTCCCAAGATAGTTACTCTATTAAAGAAACATGATGATGAGTTAGAGCAAGATGTATCAGATATGATATGGTCTATCTTTGGGTCAGCCGTTCA